TACTTGTGGGAAGTGATGCTCTTAAATACTTCACCCCCATTAATTCAGTTACAGAATATTCTGGTAAGAAAGTAGAAGAGAAGTTCTTACCTGTCATTAACCCTGCCATGCTTGCTTTTAAGCCAGAAGCTAAAAGAACATGGGAAGATTCCAAAGCAAGTATCATTGGTTACATCAAAGGTGAGATCGAAGATACTATTATTACAACACATAATGCCTGGGGTATTCAAGATACCTCCGAAGCAAATGCTTTCTTCCAAGCAGCTATCGACGCTCCCAGCCCTTATGTTGCACTCGATTCCGAGACTACAGGACTATACCCACGTGATGGGCATATGCTTGGTTTATCTCTATCTTATGAGCAAGATCGCGGAGCCTATATTGATACAGAGTGCCTAGATGAAGAGTCAGAGCGGTTATTGCAAGAACTATTTGATAAAAAAGTAGTAATCTTTCATAACGCAAAGTTTGATTTGGCATTCTTTGAGTACCACTTTAACTTTAAGTTTCCTAGGTTTGAGGATACAATGCTACTGCATTATCTTATTGATGAGAACCCTGGCACACACGGACTTAAACAGTTAGCTATTAAGTATACCGTATACGGAGATTATGAGAAGCCTATGTATGACTGGATTGCGGATTACCGTAAACAGCATGGCATTCTTAAAAATGATTTTAACTGGGGAGACATTCCCTTTGACATTATGAAACTATATGCAGGCATGGATGCTGCCGTTACCTTCTTACTTTACGAGAAGTTCGTAAAGATTAAGCAAAACAAGCGTCTAGCAAAAGTATATGATAACATACTAATTCCTGGTTGCCGTTTCTTAACGGACATTCAAGACAATGGCGTACCTTTTGACAAGCTCCGACTAGTAAAGTCTCAGTCTCTTATGCAAGAACAGATCGACGAAGCAGTTGTAGAGCTATACAAAGACCCTGCCATTAATAAATTTGAGAAAATAAATGGAAAAGATTTTAATCCTAACTCTACTGTTCAGCTTCGTAGTTTGTTGTTCGACTTTGTTGGGCTCAATCCTACTGGCAAAAAGACTGGCACTGGAGCACATTCTACAGATGCGGAAGTTCTTGAAGCACTCGGGCAACAATCCCACATCCCAGGACTTATCCTCAACATTAGACAGAAGTCCAAGATTAAAAATACTTATCTGGACAAAATCTTACCGCAGTTGGATAGAGATAGCAGACTCCGTACAGGTTTCAACCTGCATGGTACTACTAGTGGCAGGCTTAGCTCTAGTGGTAAACTTAACATGCAACAACTGCCTAGAGATAACCCTATTGTAAAAGGTTGTATCAAAGCAGCGCCAGGACATAAAATTGTCGCAATGGATTTAACAACAGCAGAAGTATACGTAGCCGCAATTCTAGCAAAAGATACTGCATTGATGGACGTATTTAAGTCGGGAGGCAACTTCCACAGTACAATTGCTAAAAAAGTATTTAGACTACCTTGTCCTGTAGAAGAAGTAGCTGAGAAGTTTAGTACCCAAAGACAGGCGGCAAAAGCCGTAACATTCGGCATCATGTACGGTGCAGGGGCTAATAAAATCAGTGAACAGGTCACAAAAGATAGTGGTAAACCTTTTACTAAGACAGACGCTCAGGAAGTTATTGATGAGTATTTTAACGCTTTCCACAAGTTAAAAGCGTGGATTGAAGATAACCAGAAATATATCCAACAAAATGGGTTTATTTACAGCTTCTTCGGAAGAAAAAGGAGACTACCAAATGTCGCTTCGACGGACAAAGGCATACAGAGTCATAGCATTAGGAGTGGTCTTAATTTTCTGGTGCAGTCTGCTGCTTCTGATATTAACCTTTTAGGTGCTATAGACATGAACGCATGGATTAAAGCCAATAATAAGAAGGCTCGTATCTTTGCACTAGTACACGATTCCATTCTTGCAGAAGTACCAGAAGGTGAAGTAGACGAATATATGGAGAAATTAGCTTCGTTTATACAGATGGATAGAGGTCTTTCTATTCCTGGCGCTCCAGTAGGCTGTGACTTTGAAATTGTACATGAGGATTATTCGGGCGGTAAGTTCGAGAAAATGTATGCTGCTAACATATAAAGATTTTAATAAAATAGCATTCCCCGCATTCTTACTAGAATCGGGGAACTGGGAAAGAGTAGATGGCTTGCTTTTTTGTGACGGTCAAGTAGTAGACGATACTAACCAGCCAGGCACTACTCTTGGAGCGCGCAGAGTGCAGTCTCCTATGAAGGATCAGTATGAGTTGAAAAAGGCTGTAACTGCTCCGAATGGTTTAATGAAACAAGGTACTAAGTGTTTTGTAGATAATACAGGAATGCCGTTTATATACGATAAAACTTTGTTTTGCAAGTTAAGCTATTTAAAAATTCGTAAGATTCAGCGTAAGGATTCTGCTACGCTTATATGGGTAAAGGGACACAACGCTCCTTTTACCGTACCACGCCCTCCCGAAGATGGAAAATCTTGGGCAGGGGTTCTGCATCTACATGGACTTCCGTGGATGCTTTATGAGTATTCTGATGAGAAACTCAAAGACACTAGAAAGAAAGTATAACTATGGCTAAAAAACGAAAAACTCTAGCAGGTGTGAACTTTGAATTAAGAGAGATCGAACCTTTAACACGAAACCAACTGAAAGCATTTGATGCAGCAGATAACTTAGTACTTCATGGATTGGCAGGTACAGGTAAAACGTTTATATCCTCCTACCTTGCGTTCGATGATATGACGAAAGGCGAGTATCAAAAGCTAGTAATTATACGAAGCGCAGTACCTACTAGAGATATTGGGTTCCTGCCAGGCACTGAGAAAGAGAAAGCTTCTGTATACGAAGAGCCTTATAAAGACATTGCAAACGACTTATTTGGTCGTGGAGATGCTTATGAGATTCTTAAACAGAAAAGTTTAGTAGAATTTATGACCACTTCTTTTATTCGTGGTATTACTCTACGAGATGCTATTATTTTGATTGATGAGTGCCAAAATATGTCTTTCCATGAGCTAGACTCTATCATCACTCGCATGGGTGAGAATTGTAGGGTTATTTTTTGTGGAGACTTCCGACAAGCTGATCTGAGGGGGAACGGTATTAAGGATTTCTTTCAGGTATTGAAACGTATGGGTCTTTTCACCTTTGTAGAGTTTGAGGTAGAAGACATTGTGCGATCCGAGTTTGTCAAGACCTATATTATTGCTAAGAACGAACTTGAACTATGAAAGCAGTCATAAGTCACAGAATTTATATGGAATGCGGTGCTGATCTTCAAGAGAAGATTGACAAAGAGCTGACATATTCTATTCCTACGCACAACCCGTTAGATCCACCCCAAGTTATCAAAAACATGGGCATTATTCGTAACGGGTTGGTGTCACTACCAATAGGGCGAACGGATTTGATCCCAGAGCACTATGAAATAGTCGATAAGCGTATAAGTAAGCCTGTGGACTTTCCTGAGTTTAAGTTTGATTTACGACCAAGCCAAAAGAAGGTTTATGATGAAATCGAAGACAATAGTATAATTAACGCATGGGTCAGTTGGGGTAAGACATTTACAGGTCTTGCTATCGCAGGCAAGCTAGGTCAAAAGACTCTCGTTATTACCCACACTGTCCCTCTGCGAAATCAGTGGGCAAAAGAAGTAAAGAAAGTCTATGGTTTTGAACCAGGCATCATAGGCAGTGGTAGATTTGAAATTGACGCTCCTATCGTGATTGGGAATACTCAGACTTTATACCGCAATATCGAGAAGATTCGTAAGGAATTTGGAACTATCATACTTGATGAAATGCATCACGTTAGTAGTCCTACCTTTAGTAAACTTTTAGATACAAACTACTGTAGATATAAGATAGGTCTATCGGGTACTATAGAAAGAAAGGATGGGAAACACGTTGTGTTCAGAGATTACTTTGGTAGTACTCTTTTTAAACCACCTAAAGAAAACTATATGACCCCTACAGTACATATTGTACCATCAGAGATTCGTTTCATGGATGGTGCAAAGATTCCCTGGGCTAACAGAGTAACAAAACTAGCTACTGATGAAGAGTATCAACACACAGTAAGTATGCTTGCCGCGGCCTACGCCGCAAGAGGGCATAAAGTGCTAGTAGTAAGTGATCGTGTTAGCTTTTTGAAAAGATGTGCAGAACTTACTGGAGACAAAGCAATTTGTGTAACTGGTGAAGTATCTCACGAAGATCGAGAAACGCTTGTAGATGAAATTCTCTACGGGGATAAAGAGGTTCTCTACGGAACGCAGGCAATTTTCTCAGAAGGTATATCAGTAGACACACTAAGCTGTCTTATACTTGGTACACCTGTAAACAACGAACCCTTACTCACGCAGCTAGTGGGCAGGGTAATTCGTAAAAAAGAGGGTAAAATTTCTCCAGTCATCATTGATATTCACCTCAAAGGGAACACTGCTCGCAAGCAGGCTTCTAATAGGGTTGGATTTTATATGAAACAAGGCTGGGAAATGAAGTACCTATAAAAAAATATTTCTTGACAACTTACTTAAACTTCGGTATAATATATGCTCTTATTTGATTGGAAGAAGGTATTCGATACGGCGGCGGGTAGCATTTACAATTGCAACCTTATTATGGAGATGCTCATAAAGGGCAGTATCCCTAAGAATAAATACGACCCTATTTATACTTTCTCACAGAAAAACTTTTCAGGCAATTCCTTTCTGGTACATCCAGAGTTTCTTCTGTACCATTCTCATAAGTACGAGCAAAAAGAAATATGTATGTATTATGCACTTGCTTCTTTACGAAGCCTGTCAGACTACTATGCATCAAACAAAACGACGCTAGATCCACTACATTGTCCTGTGGATTTAGATGACATTAAAGACAACAGACTACTCATAGTACTAGAGGATGAAATTACCTTTATCTATGAAGAAGCCACTTTGGAGACCTTACACTAATGGCATTATCATTTAACAAACAAACGGGCGGAGCCCAAAAATCATCAATCGACACCTTTCAATACGTAGACGGCGACAACAAAATGCGCGTAGTTGGCGACATTCTTGCACGCTATGTTTACTGGATTAAAGGCGAGAACGATAAAAATATTCCAATGGAGTGTCTATCTTTCGATAGAAATTCCGAACGATTCAACAATGTAGACAAAGACTGGGTACGTGAGTACTATCCTGATCTTAAATGCGGGTGGAGCTATGCTACACAGTGCATTGAAGGCGGTAAAGTAAAAGTAGTAAACCTCAAGAAAAAATTGTGGGAACAAATTATTACTGCTGCTGAAGATCTAGGTGATCCTACTGATCCTGATACTGGTTGGGACATTTGTTTCAAGCGCGTCAAGACTGGGCCATTACCTTACAATGTTGAATACCAACTACAAGCACTGAAGTGCAAGCCTCGTCCATTAACAGACGAAGAGCGTGCCTTAGTTGCTGATCTAAAATCTATGGATGATGTAATGTCACGCCCAACACCTGACGCTCAGAAAGAGCTTCTTGATCGTGTTCGTGGTGCATCTAACGAAGCAGATGACGAGTTACTTGACGAAGAGTTTAATGTAGGATGATTCTCTTTACGGCAGACTGGCACATAAAGCTGGGGCAGAAAAACGTCCCTGTAAAGTGGGCTACAAACCGTTATCAAATGTTCTTTGACCAAATCTATGAGTTAGAGAATGAGTGTAATATGCACATAATCGGTGGCGATCTCTTTGATCGTCTACCGAATATGGAAGAGTTGGAACTTTACTTCAAGTTTATTCGTGGAGTAAAGATTCCGACTATTATTTATGATGGGAACCATGAAGCTACAAAGAAGAACAAGACGTTCTTTACACAGCTTAAACAAGTATCCAGAGATATTAACCCTCTTATAAATATAGTAGATATATCGTATGTAGACAACGATCTAGGCTACGGCATACTGCCCTACGCTGATCTGCACAGAAAAGGTGCTATAGATCACTTTGATAAGAGTCAGCCCTTGTTCACCCATGTCCGAGGAGAGATTCCACCACACGTTAAACCAGAGATCGACCTAGATTTACTAGAAGATTTCCCTGTCGTATTCGCAGGAGACTTACACTCTCACAGTAATACACAAAGAAATATTGTATACCCAGGTAGTCCCATGACCACATCATTTCATAGAACAAAGGTAAAGACCGGGTATCTATTGATCAATGAGAATAATTGGGAATGGATGTGGGAACAGTTTAATTTACCACAACTACTTCGTAAAACAGTAACAAATGAAGCTGAGATGATTCCAACTGAGTTTGATCATACTATTTACGAGATAGAAGGCGATATACAAGATTTAGCAGAAGTAAAAAATTCAGAATTGCTAGACAAGAAAGTAGTAAAGAGAAAGTCAGAAGCGACTCTTATCATGGACAAAGAGATGTCCGTACAAGAAGAGCTAGTAGAGTATCTAAACTATATTCTTGAAATAAACCCCGATAAAATACCAGACATAATAGGCACATACAATGATTACACTACAAACGTTGAGATGGGATAACTGCTTTAGTTATGGTTCTGGTAATGAGTTACAATTAGATGATAATACGCTAACCCAGATTCTGGGAACAAACGGTATGGGCAAGTCGTCTATACCCTTGATTATAGAAGAAGCGCTATTCAATAAAAACTCGAAAGGGATTAAAAAAGCAGACATTCCTAACCGTTATGTAAATGATGGTTATAATATCTACTTGTCTCTTACAAAAGATGACGATAGATACGAGATTACAATCAATCGTAAGAAAAGTATCAAAGTAAAACTAGAGAAGAATGGCGAGGATATTTCTAGCCATACAGCTACAAATACTTACAAGACTCTACAAGAAGTTCTTGGAGTAGATTTTAAAACATTCTCTCAGCTAGTATATCAAAATACAAACGCAAGTTTACAGTTTTTAACTGCTACAGATGCAAATCGTAAGAAGTTTCTTATTGATCTACTGCACCTAGAAAAGTATGTTGAATTGTTTGATATATTTAAAGCAGCATCTAAAGAAGTATCGAGCACCTCTAATACGATAGCAGGGAAACTTGCAACTGTTGAAAAGTGGTTAAATGATAATAAGTTGAGTGATACATCCATACTACCCTTGTTGGATTTAGAAATTGATACATCTAAAGATGAAAAGACTTTGCGTTCTCTTACGGTAGAGATTGAAAATATTTCGGAAAAAAATAAAAAAATTCAAACGAATAATCAATATAAGTCAATGCTCGATGCGATAAATATTGGTGAAGCGAATAAATCCACAGCACAGTATAGCTCCTACGATGATTTACAGTCAGAGTTAGGAGCTGTAAAAGGAGTCGCTACGGGTGCTCAACGAACTTTGAAACAATTAGGGGAAATTCGAGATACTTGCCCTACTTGTGAGCAACCTATCGACAGTTCTGTCGAATTGGCTATGAAGGAAGCGGAAGAGGTAAAATATGAAGAAGCTACAAGAAGAATTAAAGATCTTCAACGACAAATTGTCGACATCAAATCTGAGAACAGCGAGTACGAACGCTGTCAAACAGTTAAGAAAGATTGGGAAGACTTGTTTCGATCTATCGACAGAGGGCTACAGGCGGATTTGTTGGATCAGCAAGAGCTTGAAAGTAGGGTGTCAGACGTGCAGGGGCGCTTACGAGAGTCAAAGCAAGAGTTATCAAGAATCGCAGAAGAAAACGAGCGATTAACACGTCGAAATACCCGAATACAAGTAATACAAGAACAAACAGATGAGTTTATTGCTCAACTGGAAGAATACTCCGAGAAGTTAGAGAAGAATCGTAAGTTAGAATCAAACCTTGAGATACTCAAGAAATCGTTTAGCACGAATGGATTACTAGCTTATAAGATTGAGAATCTTGTCGGAGAACTCGAAGAATTAGCTAACGTGTACTTGGCTGAACTTTCTGATGGTAGATTTACACTTGAGTTTGTTGTATCAAATGACAAACTGAATGTACAAATTACAGATGCAGGAAATGTTATTGACATTCTAGCACTATCGTCAGGCGAGTTAGCTCGTGTAAACACTGCAACACTGCTAGCAATTCGTAAGCTAATGAGTAGTATATCGAAGTCTAAAATCAATATATTATTCTTAGATGAAGTAATTAGTGTGTTAGATGATGCAGGTAAAGAACGTCTAGTAGAGGTTCTAATGCGAGAAGACTTAAACACTTACTTAGTTTCGCATGGTTGGTCACATCCATTGCTAGAAAAGATAGAAGTAGTAAAGTCAGAAAATATAAGTACATTGGAGTAATTATGGTAGATTCGAGAGCAAAAGGAGCGCGTGGCGAGTATCTTGTAAGAGATATGCTTCGAGAAGCCACAGGGTTAAAGTTTGAAAGAGTACCTGCTTCTGGTGCATTGGAATATCTGAAAGGGGACTTATATGTCCCCAATCAGAGAAACCATTACTGCATTGAAGTAAAAAACTATAAAGATTCACCACTGAACGATAAGATATTTACGGCTAAAAAGACAAATAACCTTATACGTTGGTGGAAAAAGATTGTAATACAGGCAGAAGGCGGAGATCAAAAGCCTATGCTATTTTTTAGATATGATAGATCTAAAGTGTTCGTAGTTACTCAAGAAACCCCAGAAACCACAGAAGATTATATGTGGATTGCATTTTTGGATTGTTATGTACTACTAGCGGAAGATTTCTTAAAAGAAGATGTGGAGTGGATAGGTGGCTTTTAATTTTGAAGATAAAATAGGCGGAGACAGTGGTACAGCACTAGTAGTAGATGCTTTAAACCTTGCGTTCCGTTGGAAACATCAAGGCAGAACAGACTTTCGACACGATTATGTAGCAGTAGTAAAATCATTAGCAAACTCTTATAATTGCGGTAACATTATTATTACCGCAGATTGGGGATCTTCTAGTTATAGAAAAGAGATTTTACCTGAGTACAAACAGAATCGAAAAGATAAGTACGCAACACAGACAGAAGAAGAGAAACAAGCATTTAAGGACTTCTTCGAAGAGTATGAAGAAACACTAGAGTTGCTTGCTGAAGAATATCAAGTTCTTCGTTTCAAAGGTGTAGAGGCAGATGATCTTGCTGCCCACCTTGTAAAACGTAAGAAAGATTACGGACTAGAAGATGTGTGGTTAATCTCTAGTGACCGAGATTGGGACTTGTTGATTCAAGATGGAGTAAATAGATTTTCTTACGTTACTCGAAAAGAAGTAACTATAGATAACTGGAGTGATCATTATAATGTTACTCCAGAAGAGTATATATCCTTTAAGTGTCTAACTGGCGATAAAGGAGATAATGTTCCTGGCATTAATGGAATCGGACCAAAGAGAGCCGAAGGTCTTATAAAAGACTACGGAGATGCCATGACTATCTATGATAATATCCCATTAAGTGGTAGTTATAAATATATACAAGAGTTGAATGCAAATGCAGAAGTTCTCTTGAAAAATTACGAGTTAATGGATCTAGTAACATATTGCGATGAAGCAATTGGGGTGGACAATGTGTCCGAGATTGAAGGGAGAATGATGAATGCAAATTGATTATAAAAGAGATAACTATCTATCCGAGTTTAGTATAAAAACTTTAGAAGATCGTTATTTAGTAGAAGGGGAAACATCTCCCCAGGATGCGTTCGCTCGGGCAGCAAAAACATTTGCAGATGACGACGCACACGCACAAAGGTTATACGACTATGCTAGTAAATTATGGTTTATGTTCAGTACACCTGTACTTAGCAATGGTGGGACTAGTAGGG